GCGTGTTCCTCGATGGCCTCGGCAAGGTAGCGCGGCTGTTCGGGCCGAAAGGGACCAAGGCGAAATCCTTCAGCGATGACGAGCGGATCGTGTTCTGGTACCAGCTGCGGAAGTTGCGCGCTCCGGCGGCCGGCAAGCGCGCGCAGCGCGCGGCGTAGTCACTCCAGCGAGGGAGCGTTCCAAGAGTGAGTCATCAAGCGTCCACATGGGTTATGGAGTTCTCGGAATCACGCCTGGCTGATCGCCTGGTGCTGCTGGCCATCGCGCATCGGGTGTCGAACGACACCGGGGCGGCCTTCCCTTCCCTGGCCACTATCTGCCACGAGGCACGGGTCAGCGAGCGGACGGCGCACTATGCGCTGCGGCAGCTGGAAGGGCTCGGCGAGCTGGAGATCGAGACCAAGGCGTCAGACACGGGAACCAATCTCTACCGTCTTCCCAAATTTGCCGCCTGGCTGCAGGGCATCCGAGGTGCACACTTTGCACCGGTACCTGCCAAGGCACGGTGCAAAATACGACGCGGCGAGGTGCAAACTTTGCAGCGGCGAGGTGCAAAGTACGACATTCCCCCCACACCCCCCTATATGGAAGAACCGTCACTGAACCATCAGGGAACCGTAGGAGGCACTGCACCGCCGTTGGCGTTGCCGGCGGCGGCGGCGCTGGTGCTCACTTCTCCCGATGCAAAAAGCGCCCGGGAAAAACCAGCCGAGGAACGGCCGGCGGCGGAATGGGGCGAGCTCGATTGGATTCGCGAGTTTCTGTGGGCGCAGCGGATCCTGGAGATCCCGCACGAGCTGATCGCGGAAGTCGCTCCCGGGCAGACGCTGTACGACCCGGAGTATTGGCGTCTGGTGGTCAAGCGCTGCGGCGGGCATCTGACGCCGGCGCTGCTCGAGGCTGATTTTGCGGGTATGGCCATGTGGCTGGCCAACAATCCCCAGAAACACCGCACGCCGGCGGGCTGGCGGCCGTGGATTTCCAAATGGCTGGTGCGAACGGTAACCAGGGAGGTGATCCCCAATGCTCGAATCAATCGGCAAGGAAGTGGAGCGGGCCGAGGAAGCGCTGCGCCGGCAAAGAGCCAAATCGCCGGGGCGCAAGGCTACCAAGGCGATGTCGAGCGCATGCGGCTCCAGCAGCAGCGCGCCCGTACCGGGCCGGGCGATCGATGAATGCGCGGCGTGCGGCGGGACGGGCTGGGTGCCGGTGGACCGCGGCGGCTATCGCGCCGTGGAGCGCTGCGAGTGCTGGAAGCAGCGCATCGACCTGCGGAAATACGGGTTCGGCAAGGCGCAGGCCGCGGCGCTGCTGTCGGATTTCCGGGAGCAGCCCGACGTGGCGGCCCAGGTGAAGGCGCTGCGCATTCATGGGCCGGGTGGCGAGCAGGCCGCCGGGCTGCTGATTACCGGCAGCCCGGGATCCGGCAAGACGCACCTGCTGGCGGCCTTGTGCCGCGAGTACATCCTGGCCGGCGCGGCGGCCTCTTTCACCACCAGCCACGCGCTGTTCCAGCGGCTGCTGCCATCGCACGCGGAAACGGCCGGAGAAAATCCGCTGGGGATCGTGGAGGAGTTTGCGGCGGTGGATTTCCTGGCGCTCGACGACCTGGGGCACGAGGGCCGCAGCTCGCAGCACCTGCTCTCGCACTTGCACTTTGTGCTGAGCCGCCGACTCGACAATGACCGGGCGACAGCCATCAGCACCAACCTGAGCTTCGAGCAGCTGGCGGGGGTGTACGACCAGGGCATCGCCAGCCGCCTGGGTGCGTATATACCGCTGGCGTTAGTGGGCCGCGACCGGCGCAACGCTCTGGGCCTGGATGTGAGCGACGACGATTTGCCGCAGCGCTGCTGGGACGATAAATTCTGACCAACAAGGAGGAGTTGATGGAGTTATTGAAATCGAGTGAGTTGATCAAGCTGGAGGGGGCGTCGATCCGGGTGGACCGCGAGAAGGAAGGCCCCGAGCGGCGCATGATGAATCTGCGGCTGTCGGTGCCGGTTCCCAAGGGCGGGATGTACACGGATCTGCCGGCGGTATTCAGGCGGCTATTCGATGGCGCCGCCGGCGGCGGCAAAGGCGAAGACGGATTCAAATCGGCTCAGGTCGACTTTGAGCTCAAAGGGCAGCGCATGCATGTGTTCGCAACTTCGCAGGCGAAGAAGCCCATGGCCATGATCGAATTCGCGGACCTGAAAAGCTTCCGATTATTTCGCGCCGAAGAGGGCGGGCCGGTGCTGCTGGGGCTGAAGGTGGTGTTCGATTACACCAACAGCAACTCGCAAGCTGCGGAGTGGGCGTTGAACGCCATTGGCACGGCATTCTACTGGAGCTGCGAGCCGATCCAGCAGAGCCTGCCGGCGGCGGCGGCCCACGCCGCGCCGGGATCTTCGACGAAGCCCGACAGGAAGGCCGCGGCGAAGGAAGATGCCACGATCCAATGAATCTCAGTCCCAAGTTATTTCCGACGCTGCTGATGGTCCAGTACCTGATCGCTGCCGGGATCTATTTCTGGCAGGGCGACTGGCGGCACGGCCTGTACTGGACGGCGGCGGCGGTGATCGGGTTCGTGATTACGTATTAAACGGATGTCATTTTGACTCTGCGGTGAATCCCAGCCGCTTTAGCCGATGGGTGTGGCGAGTCGGAATGATGCGTGGGGTGCGGTCCATAGTGGTAACGGTCCACTTCAATCCCATGCATTGTTTGCGTACCTAGAACGCAAAACCGCACCCACCGAAACGTTCTAGAAGATGTCTTTACGCATTCAGATCAACGGGCGGTTCCTCGGTAAGTTCGAATGCCCGGATCACTGGCGCCAGGATGGCGCCGAGCCACAGCAGGACTGCGGCGCCTGCCGTGCGTTGCGGGAGATTCACGCCCGTTGGCTGGATCTGGTAGTGTCCATCAATGATGCCAAGCGCGCCGGGGTCGTGGTATCATGAGTACAATGCGCAAACTTCGAGTCATGGAGTCGAATCAGAGCTGGGATGTACAGATCGTCTATCGATCTCCCAACCTGCCGCCGGAAATGACCGCTGAAATGCCATTCATCCGGGGCCTGATTGACGGCTCCATGTTTTATTTGCGATGCCGAACCGGAAAAGTGTTAGGAAGCGTTCGGCGGCGGCGATCACTCCTGCTGGTCGCAATCGGGTGCTGCATTGAGTTGCCGGCCGTGGATGTTATGGTGCTGAACGCAACGGAGCGGCTAGTCCGCATCAAGATGCTGGAGCCGCCGCTGGTAACCCTATCATAGTAATGCTGGTTGCACGCACCCCGTTGACAACCTTCACCGCTCTGCCAGTACAATCACCGCGGTGATTCTCTCTTCGGTCGAGGGGCGCGCCAGCCAACCGCATCCCGGCGCGCTCCTCGATGTTTGAGTGGAATCCCGCAGCCCGGCAATAGCTACAGGGCTCCGGCAATGCCGCGCATCTGAAGGTAGTCCCATCTCCAAACACAATCCCAGTTGCTGGCGCATCGTGAATTCTCACGCGGGCGCCGGACGCTACACCTCCGAGCGCAATGCCCGGCGTATGCTCGCCCGCGGCCAGGCGGTGGAGGCCGGCGGAAACGCGATCCGGCTGCTGGAGTCCGAAGAGATCCGCGCGGCGCGGCAGGCTCAACGGGACCAGCAGCAAGCCGAGCGCTATTGGCGGCAGGTGGAGATCGAGCGGCTGGGCGCGGACGCACCCGTGGGCAGCCTGGCATACCAGCTGCGGCCGCAAGCCGAGCGCGCCACTCTGCCAGGGGGCCCGGGGGGCGCGGTGACGGTTTCGTTTCTGCCGTATCGCGTGCGCGGCCCGGTTGCGCCGGGTGCGAACTTATCGGGCCAAGTGGAGGCGTCCTAGTGGGCCAACGTGGCGCGAAACTCAGCGCACACGCACTGCCCGTGAAGATTCGGCACTGGCCGCTGGCGCGCCTGAAGCCCTACGCCAGGAACGCCCGGACGCACACCGAGGACCAGGTGCGGCAGGTCGCCGAGTCGATCCGCCAGTTCGGGTTCACCAACCCGATCCTGGTGGATACCAAGGACGGCATCCTGGCGGGGCACTGCCGTTTGCGTGCGGCCGACTACCTGAGCCTGGCGAAGGTTCCGGTGATTGTCCTGGATCACCTCAGCGAGGCGCAGAAACGCGCCTACATCCTGGCGGATAACAAGCTGGCGCTGAACGCCGGCTGGAATGAGCAGCTGCTGGCAGAGGAGCTGGTTACGCTCGATCCGGAGGACCTGGCCACGGTCGGCTTCAGCGATGATGAGCTCGCCGATCTGTTCGGAACCAACGCCAGCAAGCCGGCACCCGAGCCGCAAATCGATCGCGCTGCTGAGCTGGGGAAGAAGTGGAAGACGGCGCCTGGCCAGCTATGGGCGATCGGCTCACACCGGCTGCTCTGCGGCGACAGCACGGTGGAGGCGAAGGACTGGAGCGATAAGTACACCGACGTCGACGCGCCCGAGCGCTGAAAGCGCGGAAGAACTCGGCGAGCAGATGTACGACGCCTTCGTGTCCTTGGCGGTGCGGGTGGCGCTCACCGACAATGCAGCCTGGTATTGCTGGCACGCCAGCCGCAAGCAGGCCCTCCTCGAGGCGGTGTGGGAGAAGAACGGCGCGTTCGTGCACCAGCAGATCATCTGGCTTAAGGATCGGCCGATCCTGACTCGCTCCTGGTACATGTGGCAGCACGAACCTTGCTTTTTCGGCTGGCGCAAGGGCAAGAAGCCGGCGCGCGTCGCCAAGGACTACCCGCCGAGCGTGTGGCAGTTCCCGACGCATCGCGCCGGCGAAACCACCGATCACCCGACACAGAAGCCGGTGGAGCTGTTCGCCATCCCCCTGCGGCAGCACACGCGCAAGGGCGAGGTCTGCTATGAGCCATTCGCTGGCAGCGGTACTCAGTTCGTCGCCGCCGAGCTGCTGGGCCGGGTGTGCTACGCGATGGAAAAGTCGCCGCCGTTCGTGGGCGTGATCCTGGAGCGAATGCTGGAAATGGGCCTAAAGCCCAGACTGCTTAAAGCGGAGGCAACAAGATGCCGCTCTGTAGCTACCCGCGGTGCTATCACCCGGCGCCCTGCCCGCGGCACCGGGAGCAACGGCCGAACGCTCACCGGCGCGGATACGGCCGGCGCTGGCAGGCCTATACGCGCTGGTATTTGCAGCGAACCCCATTGTGCCGAGCGTGCCGCGCAGACGTGAAATTCGAGCCGGCCACGGACGTTGACCACGTCCGGCCCATAAGCGGGCCCGACGATCCGCTCTTTTGGGAACCCACGAACCACCAGCCGCTCTGCCATTCGTGTCACTCGCGCAAGACTGCGGCCGACACGCACGCTGGTAGAACGATGCCAGGCGGGCGCCAGCGGCGCAGCGTGGGCCAACGTCGCGCGCCCCGTGCCAGGCCGTGAAGCCTACCTGGTAGGGCCGGTCCAAACTCCAAAAGGTGGGCCTGCGGAGACCGTAGCGACCCCTTTTGCACGCAACCGCGAAAAATGAAAATGGGGGTCGATGGCCGGATCGAAAGGCAAATCGGGCCGCAAATCGAAGCCGACCCTGCTGAAGATCGTCACCGGGAATCCCGGGCATCGCGCTCTCAACGAATCAGAACCCGAGCCGGCTGCGGGTGAGCTCACCGCCCCCGATTGGCTGGACGCCATCGCGAAGCAGAAGTGGCTCGAGGTCTTGCAGCACTGCCCGTGGATCACGCCGGCCGACAGCGACATGCTCTCGCTCTACTGCGACGCGTTTTCGCGGTACCGGATGGCGCAGGAGCTGGCGAAGCAGGGCGTGCTCACGAAGACCCCGGAGGGCCGCGCGGTGAAAAGCCCGGCATGGACGGCGCTGAATGAGGCGTTCCAGCAGATGCGCTCGGCCGGCAGCGAGCTGGGATTGAGCCCGAGCGCGCGATCCGGGATCGGCGGCGGCGGGGAACGCAAGAAGGATGATCTCGCGGAGAAGTATTTCAGCTGATCCTGTCGAGCAATATGCGCGAGATGTGCTCGCAGGCCGGGAGCTTGCGGGGCCTTTTGTCCGCCAGGCGTGCGCGCGGCACCTGCGGGATTTGAAGGACGGGCCGCGGCGGGGGCTGCGATGGGACCTGGATGCGGCGCTCCGGGCCATCAACTTCTTTCCGGACATGCTCACCCTGGCGGGCGGCCAGTACGAAGGGCTGCCGTTCCAGCTGCACTGCTCGCAGAAGTTTATCGTCGGCTCGCTGTTCGGATGGAAGCAGCGCGACGGGTTCCGCCGATACCGGATCGCGTACATCGAGATCGGCAAGGGCAACGGCAAGTCGCCGCTGGCCGCCGGCGTGGGGCTGTACATGCTCACGGCCGATGGCGAGAAGCGCGCCGAGGTCTACGCCGCGGCGGTCGACAAGAACCAGGCCTCCATCGTCTTCGCCAGCGCCGTGGCGATGGTGAAGAATTCCGAGCACCTGCGCGGCATGATTCTGGTGGGCGGTGGACCGGGGCGCGAGAACAATCTCGCCTATGTCAAAAAGTCTTCGCGCTTCTGCCCGATCACCTCCGAGCATGTAGGCGGCCGCGGCAAGTCGGGCTTCGCGCCGCACTGCTCCCTGCTCGATGAAATCCACGAGCATCCCACCGAGGCCATGGTGGAGATGCTCGGGCCGACGGCATCGAAGTGGCGCCGGCAGCCGCTGGTGCTGATGATCACCAACGCCGGGGTCTACGATCCCGAGTCGGTCTG